TAGTGGGGTATGCGTCTACGCTACATTCGTGGCATTAATTGGGAAGAAGCAAGACAACAACATAGAGAACGTAGACCCGAAGTCGTTAGAAGTTCACCCTGACAATCCAAGGCAGGGCGACATCGGCGCTATCGTCACCTCTATAGAAAACAATGGATGGTTCGGCACACTCGTAGCCCAGCGCTCAACCCGACAAGTCCTAGCAGGTAACCATCGACTCCAAGCTGCAATAGCACTAGACATGCAAGACGTTCCTGTCTATTGGGTTGACGTTGATGACGCTGAAGCCAAACGCATTCTGCTAGCTGATAACCGTGTCAGCGACTTAGCAACGTGGGATGATACTATCCTTGTGAGTTTGCTGGAATCATTAGCGAATGATGATGCGCTGTTGGGTTCCGGCTATGACGGCGACGACCTTGACGCTTTATTGTATGACGCTCAACTCAACGAAACTTCTCTCGGTAACTTGCTACAAGATAACCCAACACCAACTGAACGAGCTGATGTGATAGAAGCAGCAGGTATACGATCAGTCATTATGCCGTTCCCGATGGAAACCTACAACGAAGTCGTGGGTATGTTGGCAGCAGCTAGAACAGATTTGAAAGTTGACACCAACGCTGACGTATTGGAGAAACTACTTAGAGAGCGACAGTGAATGTTCTCAAAGTCGAGCGCACTGATTGGGAACCTAACCACAAGAACCAACGCATAGAAGAAGACTTACCACCTGACGTTCCAGTTATCCACAACCCTACGAAACTTGTGGACAAAGATAATCGGGTTATCGCTATTATGGCTAGAGCGCCAGACAAGCACCGCCAAGAACTCAGTTGGCTGGGTAGGGCTATCAATGGGCAAGTTGACTTCACTGATATTGGCTCAGTCAATGGTGGTGCGAGAATGTCTGGGATTAAATACCCGAACAGGACTTTCGGCACGACAGCGCCATCACCTATGAGGCGCAGGTTGGCTTGCTGTTATGCACAACTACACCATCAGTACCCTGAAATATCTAAAGTCTTACACCGGCTAGCCGAAACAGCGTGGGACATATTGCAGGAAGAAGCGCCAGAAGAATCAGTGGAAGCCAGCGACCCAGTATACGAAAACATACACGGCGATTGGCTAATGGCTGACACTCCTTGGACTAGCGGAATCATCAACCATACAGCGTCACTCAGCTACCACAAAGATAGGGGCAACATACCTAACTCATGGTCAGCTATGTATGTCACAAGGAGAAATAACGAAGGCGGTCACTTACACTTACCGGAATACAATCTGGCGTTCGCCTGCAACGACAAAGACCTAATCATGTTCAACGGTCAAGACGTATGGCATGGCGTGACACCTATACACAACCGAACCGTAGGAGACGAACCGTTCCGCTTCACAATGGTGTATTATGCGAAGTCAAACTGCAAACCTTGCCTATCAGCCAAAGAAGAAGCACGTCGAGCGCAACTGTATGCGACTGAGAAAATGGATTTACAACGTGACACAGTACTTGGACCACCGAGAGGAAAAGATGACTGACTTTCATTGGGCTTGCATATCAGCAGGTAGAGCTTTTGATAGCCGTGACGGTAGCAACGTTGAACGCATGGAGAAACTTGTCGGAAAGAAACTCACATGGTACATACCGGAACGTGATGTCATGTACTACAGATCAGCCGGTGCTACCAAAATAGTCAACAGCGGAGGACTGATAGACTCACGCAACCGAGCTATTGACGATGCTATGAAGATGGGTAAACCTTGCGTCCAACTATCCGATGACTTAATGAAAATAGAACGAAAGATATGGGGACAACAAACTGGCAAACCAGAACCATACACCGTCACTGAGGCAGCCGAAGAAATACACCTTAACATGCAAGGACTAGGAGCGCACTTAGGTGGGGTAGCGCCAACATCAAATCTATTCTATGCGAGCGACAACGTAAAGATCAGGCATTTCGTAGTGGGTGACTTCATCATAGTGACCGACACAGCTCTACGCTTTGACCTAAATATGAGCTTGAAAGAAGACTACGACTACACATGCCAACACATACAAGAGTATGGATTAGTGGCTCGGTGCGACATGATACTCGCCACTTTCAAACATCGTGGTAACGCTGGCGGTGCTGTGGATTACCGCACAGTAGAAAAAGAACGAGACAACATTCGTTACCTGATGACAAAATGGAATGGGAAGTTTAAGATAAATAAGAACAGAGGTGACGGCACAGAGGTCATATTCAAATGGTAGATATAACAACCACGCAACCGCCTCCGTTCTCAATACAATTAGAGTTCGTTGAGGGCTGTAACCTCAGATGTGGTTTCTGCGGCATAAGAAACATTCGTGAAAAAGGCGACAAAGAAAACCTATCCGGTCCGTACAAATACATGGACCCAAACCACCTAGAAAAGATCGCATCCAACATCGCCGGACTGCAATGGAACAGTCGTATAGAGATCGCTGTACACGGAGAACCAACTAAACATCCACAGTTCTATGAAATGGTTGAAACGATACGATCATACTTGCCAAAGAACTCAATCATGCTCACAACGAACGGCATACCACTACTTGAAGGCGACATCGTTATCAACCTCAATCGAGCGCTCAACGCTGGGCTGAACTGCATAGCCGTAGACGATTACCGACCACATAGGGTAGCGCCACACATAAGAGAAAACATAAACAGCATACAAGCCCTAGTCGTTGAATACCCAGAAGACAAACGAGGCAACCCAAACCTACGCAGAAAAGCACACGAAAGGGTAGTCAGCATCGTCAAAGACATCAGCCAAGCCGAAAGCGGTACACACTCGAACCTCTGGAATCACGCTGGGTCAGCGTCACCACCAGACTACAGCCGTATAGATCAACGCTGTGCTAAACCTTTCAGGGAACTCACAATACGATGGGACTCAAATGTAGCGATATGCTGTGACGACTGGACAGGGAAATACGCTATCGGCAACGCATACGAAACAACACTCAACACAATATGGCAACACGAACGTTTCATAGCTGCACGCAAAGCCCTAATGAATGGAAGACACGGCATAACGCCATGCGCAGGCTGCAACCACAGCACATACCGAAACGGTTTACTACCATTCAATAAAGGCAAGAAAGCACAACTCCCTCCCATAACCGAACACGACTGGAACATAATCCAAGAAGCAGTAAACGAACCAGAATACACCCAACACACAAGACGAGAAATACCAGTAGCGCTCAACCGTGTTGCTCCCGACTAACTCTGTACGCTAGGCTCTGTACATGGCATACACGCAAACAAACCGCACACCTGAAGTACTAGCCAAATATGAGGAAGTCGTTAGGCTCCGAGCGTTGGGTCTTAGTTTTCAAGCCATAGCCGAACGAGTTGGTTACGCTGGGCGTTCAGGCGCTAAGGAAGCGTATAGTCAAGCTGTCAAGATGTGGGGTAGCGAAGCCGTAGACGAGTTGAGGGTTGTCGAGAATGAGCGCTTAGACCATTTGCACCGTACACTCATGGCTCGTTTGGAAGTTGCTAGCCGTGACCCTGAAACCGGCGCACACGAAATTACCGCTTTAGTTAACAGCGCTATCAACCTCAGTCGACGCAGGAGTAGCTTGAATGGTTTGGACAGCGCCACCAAACATGAGGTAACCGGATTAGGGGGTGGTGCTTTGGCAACTGATGTCGGTGAAATGTTGAAAGACCGCCTGAAAGTGTTTGAAGAAACACAAGAAGTTCAGGGTAACATTACCCCACTAAACCCATAGAAATGTCTTACGATACGGCTATGGGCGCTCAAATAACCTCCGAAAAAGAACAATCGGTGGTACAACGGCTCACAATCGCTGAACCAAACTGGTACGAACAGCTAACAGATGAACAGAAAATGGAAGTCATGTGGGATTGGGGGTTATGGGCTAGACCCAAACAACTCGCACCGGAAGGCGATTGGCGTGTCTGGCTTATCCTTGCAGGTCGAGGTTTCGGCAAGACACGAAGCGGAGCTGAATGGATTAGGCAAGTGGTAACCGCTGGACGAGCGCAACGCATAGCTCTTGTCGGCGCTACAGCAGCAGATGTCAGGGACACGATGATAGAAGGCGAATCAGGTTTGTTGAAAGTGTTTCCACCACACCAACGACCACGCTATGAACCCTCTAAGCGGCGCATCACTTTTCACAATGGCGCTCAGGGGACAGCGTTCTCCGCTGATGAACCCGATCGACTTCGTGGACCTAACCACGATCTCGCATGGTGTGATGAAATAGCAGCGTGGCGTTACCCTGATGCGTGGGACCAACTCATATTCGGTTTGCGTATCGGTGAGAATCCACGACTCGTTGCCACAACAACCCCAAGACCGACACCGCTGATACGTTCCCTAGTTGATCGAGCGGACACAGTTGTCACGAAGGGAAGCACATACGAGAACACCAAGAACCTCGCACCGTCTTTCGTGGATGAAATACTACGGCGGTATGAAGGGACTCGATTAGGGCGACAGGAACTCCACGCTGAAATCCTTGACGATGTTGAGGGGGCGTTGTGGAGCCGTGACATGATAGAGGCTAGTCGTGTTCACACTATGCCAGAACTTACTCGCATCGTTGTCGGGGTTGACCCAGCGGTCAGCTCAGGCGAATCTAGCAATGAAACAGGTATTGTAGCAGTTGGGTGTGACAAAGACGGTAACGGTTATGTCCTTGACGATAGGAGCTTGAAAGGTTCCCCGACTGAATGGGCTAATGCGGCGATCGCTTTATATCACCGCAGTAACGCTGATCGCATAATCGTGGAAGCTAATCAAGGCGGTGACATGGTGCGACATACTTTGCACACTGTCGAATCTCAAGTTCCGGTCAAAGCTGTTCACGCCACAAGGGGCAAGCGCACAAGAGCGGAGCCGGTTGCCGCACTTTATGAGCAGGGCAAGATCAAACACGTTGGGGCTTTTCCACAGCTTGAAGATCAAATGTGTTCATGGACCGTTGATAGTCCTTCCCCTGACCGCTTAGATGCTCTAGTATGGGCAGTGACAGAGTTGTTAATAGGTAGTAGACTTCCACCAGCGGTAGTTCCCTTTGGTTCTACACGCACTAGCCCTTGGGAGATTAGTTAATGGAAACCGAAAAACAGGCACGCCCAACATCAACCGACTTCATGGAGATCGGTTCTTCAGGGTTAGTTCAGTACGGTGGAAGGGTCGAAGAAGATTTCTTAAGACAACTTCAAGGCAGGCGTGGCTACGCTATCTACAGGGAGATGGCTGAGAATCATCCGGTGATTGGTGGGATACTATCAGCGATAGAGATGTTGTTTCGCTCAGTGGATTGGACAGTGCAGCCAGCAGACCCAGACGATCAACGTGCCGTAGACGAAGCCGAGTTCGTAGCCGGATGCTTGAATGACATGTCTATCAGTTGGCAAGACACAGTGAACACAATCCTCACGATGCTGACATACGGTTTCAGCTTTAATGAAATCGTTTACAAGCGAAGGCGAGGGCATCAAGATGACGGCACTTCAAGCAAGTTCGATGACGGCAGGATAGGTTGGCGCAAGTTACCACTGAGAGCGCACGACACTGTTTACGAATGGAAGTTCGATAAGAACGGCGGTATTGAGGGCATGACCCAAATGAATCCGCTCGCTGGAACAGGACCAGTATTTATCCCCATAGAAAAAGCTCTCTTGTTCAGGACCACAACTAAACTCAACAACCCGAAGGGAAGAAGTGTCCTACGGTCCGCTTACACTTCTTGGTACTACCAGAAAAGAATCCAAACGATAGAAGCCATTGGCATAGAACGTGACCTAGCTGGGTTACCTGTCGCTTTTGTTCCTCCCCAATTATTAAGCGACAACGCAACCAGTCAGGAAACGGCAGCGCTCACTGAGATCAAACGCATTGTGCGTAACATACGGCGTGACGAGCAGGAAGGGTTGGTGTTCCCTCTTGCATACGACCCTGAAACTAAACAGAAAGCGTATGACATACAACTACTGACGAGTGGTGGGCGGCGACAGTTTGATACAAACGAGATAATCAACCGCTACGATCAACGCATAGCCATGTCCGTACTCGCTGACTTCATCATGTTAGGTCACGAAAAAGTCGGCACTCAGGCGCTGTCCGTTTCCAAAATAGAATTATTCATGGACTCCATAGAGGCATGGCTAACAGGAATCGCTGACGTATTCAACTCGTATGGCATACCTCGACTCATGAAACTTAACGGAGTCCCCGAACAACTATCGCCCAAACTGCATTACAGCGCACCAAGAGACCCAGACATTGGCATACTCGGTGACTATGTAAGCAAGCTAACCGCATCAGGCGCAATGATGCCTGACGATAACTTGTCAGATTACCTGCGTGAATTAGCTGGGCTACCCACAGAAGAAACCGAAGACGTACAGTGACCGTCAAGGTCGCTTGGGTGCAGAAGAAACGTGGGGACAACCATGCACCAAAGTTTCGCCCTACAAACTCAGACGACCTAGACAAGACTGAGCGCAACATCTATCAGGCGACACTCGCTGGCATTAACGCTATACCGGAAGACACATTTCGTAGGCTCATCTACAACTTGATGGACCCTGTTATGGTGCAATCCGACTTGATGGAATTATTGTTAAATGAAAGCGAGGACATCGCATTAGCGATATTCGCTGGTTATGTTGAAGGCGCTCGAGACATGGCGCACCGAATCCGTGAACAAGTCAACAGAGACCTCTCACGGCTCGGTAGTGAACTTAGGCTAGTAGGTGTAGGGGAAACACAGAAAGCGACCGTATCGGGCGTTTATGAACCGTTTGAGTGGACATCAGGTGAACTCTCAGTGGCTAGACTCTTTGACCAGCAGCCCGACAACATGACCGGAAAAGTTTACGCTCGATTGAGGGCGAACAACATACTATCCACAATCACAGATGACGTAAACGAAAACATAAGAACAATTATCCAAGAAGGTTTCACAGCGCAGCAAACTTTCCAAACAGGGAGAACCGTTACAGGCTTAACGCCACAGCAAACCGCTCGCCGCTTATACGATGTCCTAGCACAATCACAATCAGTCCCACTAACAACGCAGGGTTACGCCGAGTATGTTGCACCGCACACGAAAGGGCTTTTCCCCAGATGGGCGAAAGCTGTGGACAGGAGTATGAACAACTATGCGAACAGATTAGCGGAACAGGGTTTATCCCCTAACGTGATTAGAGAGCGCACCGCTAGTCACGGCGAACGTTACGGTAACAAGTTGCGTAGGTCGAGGGCGAGGATGATAGCGAGAACTGAGATAGCCTTTGCACAGAATCAGGGAATGTACGACACGTTACTTCAAGCACAGGGTAGCGGATTGTTTGGCGGACAAGCCATGAAGGAATGGATAACCGGACCGACAGACGTATGCGATATTTGTGTACCGATGGGTGGGACAAAGATTCCAGTCACTCAGAACTTTAGTTGGCAGGGTGGTAGCGGACCGAACCCACCGGCTCACCCGAACTGCCGTTGCATGATTCTTCCAGTACCCAACATAACTCAAGCACCTAATCGAATCGGGGGCAACGTTCCCGAAGACCCTTTCCGGTATGTGTTCGCTGATGGGTTTACTATCAGTGTTGGTGCTGGGGTTCCGTTAGCTGTTTAATCACCATCCGGTCACCCAGCGGTCGCTGAGTTCTCTGGGGTGTCGAGCGGTGCGTTCTGTCTTGGGTTGTGAGTACTTAACCCCATGCTCTTTGAACGAAGCTCGTAACGCTTTCTCAGCTCCATACCCAAACGCCGTACCAACTAACCGGAGGTATATCGCTGCGAACTGCCAACCGTGTCCCTGATGCCAGATAGCCCTCGGGCAACCGTTCTCGTTACGGTCAACGACATGAGCTAGTTCATGTATGACTATCCACTTCTGCCTCGCCCACTTGTTCAACCAGATTGTATCACCATTAGCCCTACCCCCTCGAGATGTCGGCATGACCTTTATCCCATGTAACTTGCCGTAGCTGTTTCCCACCACATACGGCTGACCGTAGTCAACGTATCGTTGGGGTTTACTTTTCCAACCTTGATTCGTTCGATTAAACCTTGAGTAGGTTTCTGGGTATCGCTTTGCGAAACTTTGCCGAGCCATGAACCTATCAATGTACACCCAAACATCTTCCAACTCGCCAAGGTTTTCGTCAGCTCCAAAGGCTGACCAATCAACCGCTCGCTCCGCAGCATAAACTTCTTCCCTCTGGCGGTCGTCTTTATCAGCCATTAGTTTCTCCCTTCCGTTGTTCCTCGACGAGCCTTGATGAACTCATCCGCCTCCACTGTTATCGCATCACCCAAGCTCGGTACATGTATCGATACGGTATTGTTTGAGTAGCACTCAACGACCCACCCCTCGTACCGTTTAGTTCCTTTCCGTTTATCCGGTTGAACGTAGACGTTGGTTCCTGCTTGAAGTATCCGCTGTCCATCGCGGCGAATCTGTTTGGTTACGGCAATCACTGGTTTCAGGCTTTCACGCTTCGTGCTGCAACCACGTAGTTGATGTTCGATTGCCTCATCTTGCGTGTAACCCTGCAACCTAGTTCCGGCGGCAACAGCTTGAGCCATACGGCAAGCTCCGCACACTTTGTACCCGTACTTCGTTTCCCTCATACATGTAGGTCGAGATAGCTCTGGGTACTTCGCCGCTATTGAGTCGGGGACATCATAGTAAGCATCCATTGATTTGTTCCTTTCTTGGTTTGTTTTAATTAACTCCATGTAGTAATACTACCATAGTATGGGGGGGTTGTCAAATCATTAAATTAACAACACTCCTGACAACGCCCAAAAATGATGCCATAATAGCTGTAAGTCGTAGTCGCTCTAGTAGCGCAAGTGTCCCAGTGACCTGACTCCGTTAGGCGGTCAGTCACGCCTATATGGAGGTAAGATGCCAAAGTACATAGTAACCGGAGGCGAATCAGGAGACGCAACTATAGAGGTCGCTGGAAAAATATATGAAGTCGGCGACAGCGTTGAACTCAAGGCAACTGATTGGCTAATCAAGTCAGGGTATGTCAAACCTGTTAGACCACTCAAGGGAGATAAGTAATGCCAACATTTATTCACGGTAAGAACACCGCTGTATACGTTGACGAGTTTGACTTAACAAGTTATTTCACTGACGTAAGTATCACGCAAGAAAACGAAGTCGCTGAAACAACTGCGTTCGGTGACACTAACAAGTCATACCTGCTCGGTCTTCGAGCTGGCACACTTTCAATGAGTGGCATGTGGTCCGCTGACACAGATGGCTCAGACGAAGAACTACAAGCACTATTAGGAAACGCCACAACACCGCTCCTGACAGTCCGTGAAGGTGCGGCAGCTATCGGCGGTAGTGCAGTTATAGCCCAAGCCAACGAAACAAGTTACGCAATCAGCAGCCCAGTCGCTGACGTACATACAGTGTCGGCTGACTTCGAATGCACGCCGAATCAGGTTTCCAACTTGACGTTTGCCTTAGCTGGCGGAGTTCAATTAACCGCAGGAGCTAGTATCGCTCATGGTTCGTTGGGCGCATTAAGTTCTGTAGACAACGCAGCCTCATCAGCTAATGGTGGTGCGGCAACTCTACACATTCCTACTAATACCGTTAATGGGAATACAACAATTAAGGTTCAGCACTCGGCGAATGATTCGTCTTGGGCAGACCTTCTTTCTTTCACTGTTGTGGGTGCGTCAACCAAGACCAGTGAAATTAAAGCAGTATCCGGCACTGTTAATCGTTACCTTCGGGTATCGGCTAGCACAGCCGGTTCATCAGGCTCCATAACGTTTATGGTAGCTTTCGCAAGATTCTAGGAGGAATCAATGCCAACATTTGCACATGGAAAGTCAACAGACTTTGCGGTTGATGACACCGGCGGCACTAGCCGGAATATATCTGACACGCTCACGGATGTTTCTTTCCCACAAACAATAGACACAGCCGAAACAACAGCGTTCGGTTCAAGCAACAAATCCTACATCGTAGGTTTGAAAGACACCACAATCAGCGTATCTGGAATATGGGATGCGACAGTAGATGGTTACATCAGCGGAACTGAGCCAGCTAGCCGATCATTCATTTATGGTCCAGCAGGTACAACCGGCGGTAACGTCAAATATACTGGCGAAGCGATTATGACTAACTACTCAGTTTCTAATCCAGTCGGTGATGTGGTAACATTCTCAATGGACCTTCAAGTGACCGGAGCGGTTACTAGAGGCACATACTAAGTCTG